ATGGTCACCGCACGCGCAGACACACCCGAAGGCATGCTGTTCACCGCCGAGATCGCACGCACACAGGCCGGCAACGATCTCGTTGAACTATTGAAGATGGGCGCATACGACAGCGTGTCAATCGGCATTGAGGCCACCGACGTTGAGCAAGACGGCCGTACAACCATCGTTAAGGCAGCAAACTGGAAAGAGCTGAGCGTTGTGTTCGAACCAGCGTTTGCCGCAGCAAAAATTACACAGATCGCCGCATCCGCAGAGGATGAGGAGAGCACCGAAAACCCCGAAACCACTTCCGAGGAGGAAGAACCTATGTCAGAAAACACCCCTGAGGTCGTGGAAGCAGCAGCCGAGCCGACCCCAACCGCACCTATCTATGCTGCGGCAAAGCGTGAAGCACGCTTGCCATCAGCGACCGAATGGCTTGCAGCAGCCCTCGAGGGCGGCGATTCATGGCACCGCATGAACGATCTTGTTCGTGCAGCTGCACCTGATGTTGTCACCACCGACACGCCGGGATTGTTACCGACCCCCATTCTCGGGCCGACCTACAACAACTTTGTTGGCAACCGTCCAGTTGTTGACGCAATCGGCGCAAAGGCAATGCCAGGCGGCGGCAAGGTATTTATTCGCCCTGAGGTCACCACGCACACCTCGATGGCCGTACAGTCAGCCGAGAACGCTGCACTTCAGTCAGGCACCTTTGTTGTGTCCTCGAATCAGGTCACGAAGGGCACCTACGGCGGCTACGTCACCATCTCCGAGCAAGACCTTGACTGGACAGACCCAGCCGTGCTCAGCCTCATCCTTGACGACATGGGCCGCATCTACGCCAACACCACCGACAACGTTGCAGCCGATGCCCTGCTTGCAGGCCAAACGCAAACACAGGTGTTGACCGACCCAACGTCACCGTCAGAATGGGTAAGCGACATTTACGCCGCAGCCTCAACGATTCTCACGAACTCGAACGGCGGCTACGCAACACACCTGTTCTTGGCACCAAATATGTGGTCAGCACTCGGCCAGTTGGTCGACTCAACCGGCCGCCCGTTGTTCCCACAGGCAGGGCCTATGAACGCATACGGCGCTGTCAGCCCTGTTGCAGGAACCGGCAACGCTTTCGGTCTCACCGTCGTTGTTGATCGCAACTTCGCGGCCGACACCGTGATCGTTGGCGACCCGAGCGGCTTCGAAATTTTCGAGCAGCAGAAGGGCGCAATCTCGGTTGAGGTCCCATCAACGTTGAGCCGCACCCTCGCATGGCGCGGATACTTCGCAACGCTGATGATCGACCCAACCAAGTTCGTCAGCCTCACCTGATACCCGCAACCTAAACATTAAGAGAGCAGCACCACGCCATGACCACCTTCACGATCATTCAATCATCACGCGTTGATGGTTATGGTGTGGTGCAAACTCTCGAACATCTTGGCTCAATCCCACTCGGCGCATACATCAACGTTGTTGATAGCACCCGAGGCCTCGACGGCAACCAACAGGTTGTTTGGTCACTAGTCGATTACGAGCTGATCAGGGTAGAAACCGACGGCACACTCGTATTCGACTACGATGTGCCACGCGAACACCAAATCATCTTCCCGAACGCAGGCGCAGACCTGGCATATAGTGTTGATAGCGGTGAGATCCGTTGGGAACCCGAAACCACTTGGATCACCTCGGATGATGTGACCGAATGGCTAGGCATCTCAGCAGCCACCGCAAACGACACGGCATTCATTGCAACCTGTGTTTCAGCTGCAAACGTCTATTGTTATCGGGTACGGCATGAAGCCGGCTACCACGACGATGCCGACATGGTGCCTGATGGCTCTGTCAAACTTGGCACCGTCATGTACGCAGCCACGCTTTACCGTGAACGTGGCTCGGTTGATTCGTTCGCATCGTTCGACCAAATGGGCGGCGCTGTACCGTTCGGCACCATGTCACGCATCAAGCAGCTGCTTGGTGTAGGAAGGCCGCAGATCGGTTGAAATGGCTGCTACTGGTATTCTTGCCGCCGCTTACAGCAGCGTTACTACTGCTCTCAGTAATGCTGGGCTGGTGGTTGTCACAGACCCGCGCAACGCTCGCCCCATGTCGGTGTTCGTCGAACTGCCGGTCGGTAACGCGTTCAACGAAAACATCGTTGATGTAACCATCAGGTTACGCATACTTGCGGCACCGCCAGGCAACCAAGACGCAGCCGACTATCTGCTGACCACATTCGACACCATTCACCAACTGAAAACACTTGCAGTTGTAGATTTCACACCGTCAACCACACAGGTAGGCGACCAACTTATCCCGTCATACGACATCAACGTGCGACTCTCAACAAGGAGAAACTAACCAATGGCAACCACCACCGTGCTCAGCCAACCGGCTTTGCTCATCAACTCAGTTGATTACAGCGACCAATGCACCTCAGCAACCGTCACAATCAACTTTGAAGCACTTGAGGCAACATCATTTGCCGATGGTGCCCGCAAATACACCGCCGGCCTCGGCAACCACGAAGTTACATGCACGCTCATGCTTGCTTACGGCACCAGCGAGGTCGAAGAAAACCTTTCGGCTCTTGTGGGCACCACAACCGACGTTGTTGTGTACGCAACAAGCAGCACCACGCCAGGCGTAGCAAACCCCGAATGGACGTTTTCCGGTTCGTACCTCGAATCCATCACGCCGGTCAATGGCTCGCTCGGCGAATTGCAAACAATCGATTTGACGTTTACCGGCGGCACCTACGTTCGCGCGACTTCCTGAGCATTGAGCACCGACAATGCAACTGGAAATCAAACTTGATTTAGGTGAAGGCCCGTTTACAGTACGCACCACGCTCTATTGCTGGGTGCTATGGGAACGCCGAACAAAACAAAAAATTGGTGACCTCGCAGCCGGCCCTGGCTTTGACGATCTTGCATATTTGGCATACGAGGCTTGCAAACAACAAAAGATTGTTGTGCCAGCCGTCTATGACGATTTTGTCAAAAAGATTATTGATCTCAGCCTTGAGGACACCGATGCAGACCGCCCTACCGAAGCGGCACCTACCGGCGACAGTTAGCAGAACTGCTAGTTGCCGTTGGCTGGTGGCCGCATGAAATACCATTTGACACAACAGACCTTGCAACAGTTGTAGAGGTACTAAAAGAGAGGAACAAACAGAATGGCAAAGCCCGCCTTCCGAGTGGCCGCAGAGGCTGAAGGACTGGCTGACGCTATTCGTACGCTCGGCAAAGTTGACCGCGAACTCAAAAAAGAGTTGGTGCGATCAATGAAAAAGGCCGCTGACCCGCTGGTTGCCGAAGCCCGCAGCCTCATCCCGAGCGCAAAACCTCTCACCAACTGGTACGGCTGGAAAGGCGGCTTTGAGCCGAACAAGGTCAAGCGTGGCATCAAAGTGTCACAACGCAACACGGCGCAACGCAACCGTGAAGGCCAACGGCAAGAAACCATCAGGTTGCTGTCAATGCAGCAAACAAACGCTGCTGGCGCAATCTATGACATGGCAGGCAAAGCCGGTGGTCATGGTTCAGGTTCTGAGGGTGCTGCACGCGGCGAAGCCATGATCAGGAAACTTGATCAGAACGGCACCGCGTCACGCGGTTTGTGGCCGGCGGCTGAACGCAAACTTGGCGAGGTGCAAGACGCTGTGCGCGAAGCCATCGAGGACATGGAACGCACCATCAACGAGGAGATGCGCAGCTAATGGCAATTACCGTCCCGATTCTGTCTGAGTGGAACAAACAAGCACTTGACAAAGCACAAAAAGACATTGAAACGTTCGGTGATAAGGCCGGCAAAGCGTTCAACGGTTTGGCATCAGCCGGCCGCAAATTGGCGTTAGGTATCGGCGCAGTCGGTGTTGGGGCCGTAGCACTCGGCAAAGATTTGATTGCAGCAGGCGAGGCTGCAGCCACCTCTAATGCCCGCATTGATCAAATCGCTGAATCGATGGGCGTGTTCGGTGACGAAAGTGCTGTTGCCACGCAACGCATCAAAGACCTCGCAAACGAGATTGCACGCAAAACAGGTGTAGATCAAAACCAAATCAAACAGGCACAAGCCACTCTGCTTACATTCGGCGAGATCGCTGAAACCGCCGGCGACCTCGGCTCCACTTTTGACCGTGCGACTGAAGCAGCAATCGACCTGGCGGCCGCAGGTTTCGGCACAGCCGAATCAAACGCCGTGCAACTCGGCAAAGCCCTCAATGATCCGGTAGCCGGCTTGAGCGCACTTAGCCGTTCAGGTATCACGTTCACAGAACAACAAAAAGATTTGATTGCGTCACTTGTTGATTCTGGGCACATGCTTGGCGCACAAACCGTCATTTTGCGTGCCATCGAGGAACAGGTAGGCGGCACCGCCGAAGCAACCGCTAACGCATCAGACAAAATGAAAGTTGCGTTTTCACAGCTGCAGGAACGCATCGGCGAAAAACTGTTGCCTGTGTTTGAACGGCTGACCAATTGGGTGATCGACACGATGGTGCCCGCCCTTGAAAACGCCTACAACGTTGTTGTGCCACGCTTTCAGGCCGCTTGGGACTCCGTGTCAAGCACGCTCGGCCCGATCATCAGCCGGTTGCGCGACGAACTCGCACCAATCATCAGCCGCATTGTGACATTCCTGAAGGAAAACACCGAAGTTGTCAAAGTGTTCATGGCCGTATTGGCTGGAGCAGCCGCAGTCGCAATGATCGCAGCATTAGCCGCCGCGATTGCTTCGCTCGCAAACCCTGTAGTGGCTGTGGTTGTCGGCATCGCCGCACTCGCCGCAGGTTTCAACTACGCATACAACAACAGCGAAGAATTTCGAGGCGTAATCCAAAAACTCGCATCAGACGCTGTGACCCTCTACAACGCAATCAAATCCGTTTACGACATGTATGTGAAATTGCGTGGCACACTCGAATCAGCACCAGGCGGCAAATCAGTATTCGGCGCACTCGGCGACGCATTCAGCCCACAACGCCTATTGACCGGCGGCGTAGGAATCCCATTCATGGCTGACGGCGGCATTGTCACCGGCCCCACAACCGCTGTAATTGGCGAAGCCGGCCCCGAGGCCGTCATACCACTTGACCAGTTAGGCCGCTTTGGTGGCGGTATGAACGTCACAATCAACATGCCGGCCGGCTCTAACGGTGCCGATGTGTTGGAAGCGTTAGAACGCGAGGGCCGCAGGCGTGGCGGTCTTCCACTACGAACAGCGTCAGGCATCAAACTGTGAGTCTCAACCTTGAATGGAATGTGACCATTGGCGGTTTGGACACGAACACCGATTTCACCGACCGTGTTGCCGGCATCAACATCAAACAGCCGTTAGGTTTTATGCAGCCATCGGCGCATTTGGTGACAATCACGCTAAACAATTTTGATGGTGCGTTGACACCTGGCGCAGGCGGAACCTACTCGAGCGTTGCATGGTTTCAACAAGCGGTGTTCATCAGTTGCACAATCAACACCGCCGACACCGCCGAAGTGTTTCACGGCATCATTGACGATTTCGACATTTCTGATGACGGCGTGACCTCAATGGTGACGTTGACCGCCTCAGATTGGCTGTCGATTGGTGCACGCGGCTTGTACGGCAACGATTTCACTAATTCCACATCATACGATTGGACAGAATGGGCCAACCGAATCATTGACGGGTTCACATTTCAAGGCGTTTCGAGCGGTTCAACGCTACCCAAACTTGATCAAGACATGGGCGTGTATCGCGCTTGGAACGGTGATTACAGTTATTACGCCGCCGGCACCGTCACAACAGGTTTCAAAGGCGAAGCCGGCAATTCGCTCGGTGACGTAATGATTGCTCGACATCAAGCCGGCGTGCCATCAGTTATCTGGCCCACCACGATTGACAAATGGGTGATTTTGGGCAACGATTTCGCACGTTATGACGCAGCGATCGTTGGTGACACGTTGAGCCGCACCGACGCAAACGCAACCACGTTTGTGTTCACCGAAGGGACACCGGCATCAGGTGAGTTACCTGTCAACGCTATTGATCGAGGCTACGACATTGAGCGTGTCATCAATCAGGCAACCATCAAATCGTCGTTCACAACGAACACCGTTGAGGCCGATAACAGTACCTCAATCTCGGCGACCGGCATCAAATCGTTGTTTGCGTCCGATTCGTCAATGCTGTTGGACACAGACACGCAACGCATGGCCGACAACATTGTTGAACGGTTCAGCAACATTCACTTTCAAGCACGCAAAATTAGTGTTCAATCCGCAACACTCGCTGACACGAATAGCGGAAGCAAAGAAGAACTTGCACGGCTCCTTGATGTGCGTTACGGCCTATGGCAAAACGCGACCGTCACATACACACCAACGGCCGGCACGCAAGTGACCGATAACTGTGTGATTGCTGGCCGCACCATTCAAGCAGTACCAGGCCGCACAACAATCACACTCGATTTGTTGCCGGCACAGGATTATCAGTCGT